CGAAGGTGTAAAAGACGGTGTTGCATTTGAGTTGTATTGGGCAGAGTTCAATCACAACGATATCGTCCGTCGTACCATCGGAAGTAAGTCGTGAATGGAGACCCCGAAGTAAGAGCAGACGGCCGCAGTAAACCGGACCGTGGTTGGTACCCCGATAACTTCGATTGGTACCTCAAGTGGGTCGCATCTATTTTGATTCTAATTTCTATGGCGATGCGTTCTGCCGGACCAGATTTTCGCATGTATGACTTGACAATCGGGTTCGCAGGCATTATACTATGGACTTGGGTATCTGTTATCTGGAAAGACCGTGCGTTGATTATGTTGAACACGGTTTCATTGTTTATGTTAGGCACAACTATATTGAGAGAATGGTAATATGAGTAAAACGATTTATGCACACACTCCACCTTATACTAATGAGACGGTAGAATTTGAGAGATACACGAATGGCGTGACAATGCGAGAAGCTGCTGATATTAGTACTGTGGACTATAAGTTTAGTGAAGGTAAGTTGATTGATGAGTTCAAGCAATATATCGATGCCACATACAATCAGCACTATGCCAAAGACAAGTTTCAGGCGACTGAATTCATTGTTGACGGTGGTCATGGTACAGGTTTCTGCATTGGTAATGTTTTAAAATATGCGCAACGTTACGGTAAGAAAGGGACCGATAACGATGCTCGGAAAGATTTAATGAAGGTTTTGCATTATGCGCTTATTCAACTACACGTTCACGATAATAGTTAGTTTAGTTTTAGGCGGTTGTGCCTCAAGTGGTGTAACTAACACATATCGTTATGGTGCGGATGACTTTAAGTTCCTTGTAAAGGAATATGAGAATCTAAGCCCAAAGGTTAACTTTGTTTTGTTGAAGAACCAAGCTGAGTACAACTCTGCTCGTAAGAAAAAGTTAGGTGTAAAGTGGGATTCGGTGAGTGCGTTTACTCTATGGATTCCGTCAACGGGTGAGTGTACAGTTTATATTAAAGACCCTGAGTGGCAATGGGAACCAGAGTTGATTGGTCATGAAGTTGCTCACTGTATCTGGGGAAGATACCACCAAGGTAAAAAAGGATTGAAACCATAATTATTGGAGCGGTAGTTCAGTTGGTTAGAATACCGGCCTGTCACGCCGGGGGTCGCGGGTTCGAGTCCCGTCCGCTCCGCCAACTTTATAGAAAGGATAGTTTATGAGAGGAAAGCATGTAATCAAGCACCGACGTGAAGGTGCACTCGAACGACTCAAAGGTTCTAAGTTCTTTGAGAAGACTAGTAAGAAAGGGGTTGCTCGAACTGAGCAACAATGGCAGAAGCGTAAGGATAATGAGATCGAGATTCTCGAAACTTATCTTGGTATTCGTCAACCCGCTAAGAAGAAAAGAGAGGAGATTATCCTCGACTAAATATCGGGGAGGTTCCAGAGCGGTCAAATGGATCAGACTGTAAATCTGACGCGAGAGCTTCGGTGGTTCGAATCCACCTCTCCCCACCATTTAGTCTTGAGATGACTCTAAACTCACTCTGGTCGTTACGCCCGTCACCTGAGTATGTGGAAAACTGCTCCTTTATTGTACGGGGATTAGCGCAGTCTGGTAGCGCATTCGCTTTGGGAGCGAAGGGTCGTAGGTTCAAATCCTACATTCCCGACCAAGGAATAAGGGTCTCATTCCCCTTACTAAATAACTGAATGAGTGGTGCCCAGTAGAGCAAACAGGTTTGGGGTGTCGCCAAGTGGTAAGGCAACGGGTTTTGATCCCGTCATTCGTAGGTTCGAGTCCTTCCACCCCAGCCAACTTTCTACGCGGGTGTAGCTCAGCTGGATAGAGCGTCGGTCTACGAAACCGAAGGTCATAGGTTCGACTCCTATCACCCGCGCCAGAAAGTATAAAAATTAACGAGGGATGGCAGAGCGGTTGAATGCACCAGTCTTGAAAACTGGCATACGTTAATAGCGTATCTAGGGTTCGAATCCCTATCCCTCGGCCATTTTTTTGTATAAATACATACAACTACCATCAACAGATACTATTACAATGAAATCTTTTAAAACATTCTTAGACGAAGGCGTAAACGATCCAGCAATCTTCAAGGCAATCTTTCTTGCGGGTGGGCCAGGTTCTGGTAAGTCATTCATCGTCGGTAAGACAGGTCTGACTTCTATGGGTTACAAGGTTGTCAACTCAGATGACGCATTCGAAGCTGCTATGAAGAAGGTTGATATGGATATGACTCCGGACAACATCTTCTCTCCGAAAGGACAAGAACTCCGTGGTAAGGCAAAGAAGCTTACAGGGAAAAGGGAAGAGCGTTATCTGAAAGGTCGTCTTGGTCTCGTAGTAGATGGTACTGGTAAAGACCCAGATAAAATTGCTGAACAGGCAAAGAAAGTAAAGGCCATGGGTTACGATGTCGCAATGATTTTCGTAAACACAGACCTTGATACTGCTATCAGCCGTGATGCAAAACGTGCTCGTACCCTAGGCGAGAAAGGTGTTACTGAGTATTGGAAAGCAGTACAACGCAATATCGGTAAGTTCCAACGTATGTTTGGTAAACCTAACTTCTTGGTTGTAGATAACTCTGAAGGTAAAGACTACGAGAAAGAAACTCTAACTGCATTCCGTGATGCTAAGAAGTTCACTGACAAACCTGTCTCTAAGAAGGCACAGAAGTGGATTGATGCAGAGAAGCAGGCGACCAAACGAGTTAAAAATAAATAACCATTTACCCTTGACAAGTCCTCATATTTTATAGTATAATTCCTTTCTAACTTGAAAAAGAGTATTTGAGAGGCTCTTATATTATGAAAAACCTACTATCTGTAGTATTATGCACGACCGTCCTTAGCGCCTGTTCGGGTGGCACTTCGGATTCCGCACCACAACCAGTGACGGTGGCGCCTCCGGCAGTACCAGAACCGACAGCACTTGAAATCTCCATTGGTGAACTCCGTGAGATTATGGACAGAACCTCACCAACAGGTTCCTATGAAGGATATATTCTCCCAGAGAGTGACGACTTCCTAAACATTCCCCAAGACCCCAGTAACCCAATCACCGCAGAGAAGGTAGCACTGGGACAGTTGATCTATCATGAGACTGGTATCACCGACGGCAACATCGCGGGTATGGAAGATACTTTCTCTTGTGCATCATGTCACAACGCACAGAACGGATTCAAGTCCGGTATTCGTCAAGGTATTGGCGAAGGTGGTGTCGGTTTTGATCATCGTATGATTGCTGAGGGTGTCAATCCCGAAGACATCGATGTACAACCCGTCACATCACCTACAGTACTGAACACTGCCTACCAAGAAGTCATGTTGTGGAATGGTCAGTTCGGTAACGTCATTGGTGGTATCGTCAATGTTGGTATTGATCCGGATCGTCACTTTACAGAAGGTACTCCCAAAGAGGCTAACCTACGTAGTCTCGCCGGTCTAGAAACACAGGCAGTTGCGGGACTTGGTGTTCACCGTATGAATGTGGAAGAGGGTTCTATCCTAACCACCAACGAGAAATATCAGATGATGTTCGAAGCGGCATATGGTACGTCACAACCGCACGATATGTTGGAAGCGGCATCTTTTGCAATTGCCGCATACGAGAGAACCATTCTCGCAAACCAAGCACCATTTCAAGACTTCCTACGAGGTGACGAAGAGGCATTGACCCTAGAAGAAGTAGAAGGTGCGAAAGTATTCTTCGGTAAAGGTCAGTGTGCCGGTTGTCATAACGGTCCCGCTCTTTCATCTCCTGTCGGTTCTCTTGCCAGTGAGATGTTTATGACACTTGGATTTCATGACCTAGATATATGGGATGACGTAGTTGGTGATGTAAACGAAGCGACCAAAGCGGGACGTGGTGGTTTTACGGGTGACGATATGGATAAGTTCGCGTTCAAAGTACCACCACTTTACAACCTTATAGATACTACTGTATTCGGTCATGGTGCGTCGTTCTCTAGTGTAGAAGATGTAGTACGATACAAAGTTGCCGCATCACCTCAACATCCTCAAGTAGAGATTGTTGATCTAGACTATAGGTTCACACCACTTGACTTGACTGAAGAAGAAATTGCTAACCTAGTTACGTTCTTAGAGACAAGTCTGTACGATCCTGAGTTGATGCGATACGTACCGGAAGAATTACCTAGTGGTTTGTGTGTCACTAATAATGATGAAGAATCACGACGTGACTTAGGATGCGACTAAATGTATTGCGGGTATAGCTCATTTGGTAGAGCGCAACCTTGCCAAGGTTGAGGCGGTCGGTTCAAACCCGACTACCCGCTCCAAATTAGATATATATAAATAAGGAAAAGTAAGATTTTGGGGTTATAGCTCAGTAGGGAGAGCGTCTGGTTTGCATCCAGAAGGTCGTGGGTTCGATTCCCTCTAACTCCACCAGTTTCCCCACACAGTACAGGGCTCGGTACACGAGATGAACAATGCGCCAACCATCGCGCACTAACTTAAAACTGCGATCTCTCAAAACGTGCATGTGAAAATGCCAAGCAGTTAGTTACGGTTCACCGACACATAAAGTACCCTTCGGAGCCCTGTACTTGTGGGGATTCTTATATGACTAGTATGGTAAAAATAGTCACGATTTACTATTGACAGATACGTTTTAATAACGTATAATACTAGTATTAAATTGATTAGGTTATATTATGTTTGAACATGTTCCTGTGGAATTGAATGAGATGACTGCCGTAACTACGGACACTGGTCGTCAATACGAAACTCCCGAAGGTATCACCTTACCTTCTATCACTACTGTACTCTCTATACTGTCTCGTGACTCCATTGCTAAATGGCGAGCACGTGTCGGTGAGAAAGAAGCAAACCGTGTCTCCTATCGCGCATCTACGCGTGGTACTGCGGTTCACGAAATCTGTGAACAGTATGTCAACAACGATCCAGACTATGACAAGTATATTGCCATCAACCCCGACAATGGGGAGACGAAGATGGCCAAACGTACACCGGATCTAATAGATTCTTTTCTAAAGATTAAACCAATTCTTGACGAACGTCTGACTACTGTCCATGCTCAAGAAGCACCACTGTACTCTACCCATTTGGGTGTTGCTGGTCGTGTGGATTGCGTAGGTGTCTTCGATGGCAAATTGTCTATCATTGACTACAAGACTTCGATGAAACCTAAACGCCTTGACTGGATTAAGAACTACTTCATGCAAGAGTCTGCCTATGCAATTATGTGGGAAGAACGCACTGGAATGCCTATCACCCAACTTGTGACGATTATCTCTGTTGACAACCATGAACCACAGGTGTTTATCGAACATCGTGATAATTGGGTGCGTCCTCTCCGCGAAACTATCGCTCAATATAACGAAGAAAATAGTTCAACTTCCCTTGACATATAAATAGTGTTATCGTACACTAACCACGTCAACTTACTAGGGAATTTGGTCAATGTTATCATTTAAGTCGTTCTTATCAGAAGAGGTCAATACGTCTGATCTTCCGGACGTATTCGGGGACCTTCCTGTTGAGAAAAAATCCGAAAACAGTAAGACCACAGTATTTGTTGTTCGGTCAGAAGACCGTCTCACGGACAGGGATGAGATCGCTCGTGATCTAAACCAAGCGGGTGTCAAGGCAGAAGTTCGTGAGAAGTCTGGGCAGTCAGTTGACCCTATATTCATTGATTCTGGTTTCGATACCAAAGTAGTTATTCTGGTAAAACCTAAGTCCGGTGGTATCGGTGAGACCACTCTAAACGCATCTATTACAGAACTGTTCCCTGCCATCGCGTGGGAAACGGGTTACACGATGACGACCAGTGTACAAGATTTCTATGATCACCTATTGAAACAGGACCCTAAAACTCTAACCTGTGTTCAACCGTCCGATGCTCAAGCGGCAATCGATACCATCCAGAAGGCGTCTGAATCTTCCAAGTTCACTGAGAAGATGTTGAACGCGATGGGCGTCTACAAGTATCTGCAAGAAGAAAACAAGAACAAATCAATCAAACAGGTCTATTGGGGATATCGTGCAAAACCTACGGGTGTTCCTAAGAACCATCCCGGCGATATCTTTATTGAGTTTACCGATGGTGCAATGTTGGGAGTATCGCTCAAAGCGGGTGGTAAGAAGACCAAAGAACCTAAACTCAACACCTACGTCAATCCTATCTTCACGTCCTTCAAGAAACAACGTAATGTAAGTGTCCTTCGCAGACAACTGCACACCGATGTCTATTCTAAGATACAAGGTATGCCACCTAGTGGTGCATATGACAAATCCAAGAAACGAGTTACTTCTGGACTACTAGTAAAGTTGAATCGTGATGACAGTGCCAAATATGAGGAACTGTACGACAAACACTTGGAGACATGTCGTAAGGCTGTCATTGACCTTTTCAATACAGATAAGGATAAGACTCTAGACTATATCCGGACAGAAATATTGAGGGACGCACCCGACGTTCCTACCAAAGTTATCAAAGCGGTAAAGGACGGTTTTGAAGAGATCACTTCGAATGATGAACTAGGTGTATTTTTGCCTATGGTAAAGTTCGTTCGTGCATATCCATCTACCACATCAAAACAGAATTGGTTCATTGAACTAAAGTCGAAAGACGATAATGTGACTATGGAGATGTCCATACGAACTAATAAAGCGGGTAACGCGGGTCAAAAGAAACTGGGACAATTTTTCAATTTAGCAGTCAAATATAATTCACTGAGTACATAATGGAAAACTTCGCAAACTTCATTACAGAGCAAAAGAATACGCATATGACTCACATCGAGGACAAAGTCCTGTACGGTGGAGTTTCTGGTACACGTGAAGCTATCAATGCGTTACGTGGTTTGCGAGACATGTTAGCGGGAAAGGGTGCGGGTAATGTATCTGTCAAATGGGACGGTGCGCCCGCAATCTTTTGCGGTATAGATCCAAGTGACGGAGAGTTCTTTGTGGCGAAGAAAGGTATCTTCAACAAGAACCCGAAGGTCTACAAGACCGACGCAGATATCGACGATGATACGTCGGGCGATCTGAACTCCAAGTTGAAGGATGCTCTCAAGTATCTACCAGACCTAGGTATCACGGGTGTTGTCCAAGGGGACTTCCTGTTTGGTAAGGGTGATGTCTCTACCAAGACCATCGATGGTCAGAAGTACAGTGTGTTTCATCCAAACACCATTGCATATGCAGTACCCTACGACCAAGCAAAAGAAGTACGTAGTGCTAAGATTGGTATCGTATGGCATACCACATATACTGGAAGTGACTTTGAGTCGATGAAGGCATCATACGGTGTGGACGTGTCGAAGTTTCGCAATTCTGTAAACGTATGGTCACAAGATGCGATGTTGACCGACGTGACTAATGCGACGATGAGTGAGCGCGAAACCAAATCAGTCAATGATCTACTGACACAAATCGGTCGTCTATTCAAACAGACATCTGCTACAACACTGAAGGCGCTAGAAGATGACCAGAACCTTGCACAGGCGATTGAGACTTACAACAACTCGTTTGTTCGTGCAGGAGCCTTACTCCCAGACTCAAGAAAGCATGTTACTGGACTGATAAGTAATAGACAAGCTTACTACACAAAAGAGATTGCAAGTAAGAAATCTCAACGTGGTAAGGACACTTGGGTTGCTAAGATGAAGGATGAGATGGAATTTTTCTCTTCCACAAACAAGGCAAACCTAATAAAAATGTTTGAATTGCAAAAATTGATTGTATTAGTAAAATTAAAACTTATAAATAGTTTGGACAAACTTAAATCGATTGATACTTTCGTGAAAACTTCTAATGGTTACAAAGTGACTGGTGAAGAAGGATACGTTGCAATTGATACACTTGGTGGTGATGCGGTGAAACTTGTTGACCGTATGGAATTTTCATACAACAACTTTTCATCTGATATATTAAAGGGTTGGGATTCAGCCCGTAGATAATATGGAATAAACCAATAGAGGATAAGTGACATGCTGTCATTTAAACAATTTGTGTCAGAGGTTCTCGACATGACACAACGTCGTAAACTCGCGTTACGAATGAAAAAGAACAAAGCAAAAATTGCCATTGCACGTAAGCGGTCCGAAAGGAAGATCGCGAATATGGACACGTTGAAGAAACGTGCTCGTAGACAAGCACGTAATGCAATGGTATCAAAATTGACCAAGGGTCAAGACAAAGGGGAGATGTCAGTTGCTCGTAAGAAAGAAATCGAGAAGAGACTAGACAGGCCCGCACTACAATCACGTATAGACCGTCAAGCAAAAAAACTTGTGAAGACTGTTCGTAAGCAAGAAATCGAACGCAAAAGAAACAAGAATAAAGGCGGCGATAAGAAGTGATTAAGAATTTTAGTCAATATCTTGTTGAAGAAGAACGCGAAGTCTATTTCACGTTTGGTCGTATGAATCCACCTACGGTGGGCCACGGCAAGGTAATGGATGCGTTAGCAATGAAGTCTGGGAAATCAGACTATAAAGTATTTGCGTCACAATCACAGGACGCAAAGAAGAATCCGCTATCGTACTCCGATAAAATCAAACATACTCGTAAGATGTTTCCGAAACATGCACGGAATATCATGGTGGATAAGTCGGTAAAGACCGCTATCAACGCCATGGTCGCACTGTATGACCAAGGTTATAAGTCAGTAACTATGGTTGTAGGTGACGACAGAATTACAGAATTCGATGTCCTGTTGAACAAGTACAATGGGACAAAGGCCAGACACGGTTTCTACAACTTCAAATCCATCAAAATAGTATCCGCCGGTAAGAGAGATCCGGATTCTGTTGGAGTTGAGGGCATGTCTGCCTCTAAGCAAAGAGAGAACGCATCGAAGAATGATTTCGTTGCATTTTCGCAAGGGGTTCCTAAGTCAATGTCTAACCCAGACACACGTAAGTTGTTCAACGACGTGCGTAGGGGTATGGGACTGAAGGAAGCCAGCGAATTCCGTAATCACATAGAACTAGAGACAGTATCCGAAACACGAGAGAAGTTCGTGCAGGGTGAGCTGTTTGAAGTTGGTGATATGGTAGTAATCAAAGAAAGTGATGAAGTTGCTACTATATCCGTCCTAGGCGCAAACTATGTTATCGTTGAGACTAACGATGGCAAGAAGATGCGCAAGTGGTTAGAGTCTGTGGAGTTGATCTCCGAAGACGTGACCCAAGGACAGCTCAATGATTTAGAAAAGTTCGGTGACCGTTTGTTGAAGAAGTTCAACATTGACATCGAATTTACACGACACTTCGCAGACCGTATGAACGATAAGAGAAATGACCCTGCTATCAAGGTCACAGAACTCCAACGGTTGTTTAAGAAGATCGCAAAGAATAAGGGCAAAGACGTAAAGAAACACGGAGATGCGGAAGCAGTATTGAAAGATATGCAGTCCGATCTAAATCTCCCTGTTGTGGTGAACTATAAGAACGGTGAGTTCGAAGTAGTGAACAAAACTATCATGCGTAAGAAAGACTTCAAGACATCGAGTCCTGAAATCAAGTACGAGTCACAGGACCCAGATATAAAGGATCGTGAAGGTACTCAACCATCGCGTTACCATAAGGGACTAGAAAAGTCGACCAAGGTCAAACGTGATGCACACTTCAAGAAACATGGTAAGAAGGCAGACGATGATGAGTCTGCATACAAACCAGCGCCTGGCGATACAACTGCCAAGACTAAACCATCCAAGTACACCAAGTCATTCAAGGACATGTACGACGAAGATTGTTGGGATGGGTACAAAGAAGTTGGTATGAAGAAAAAAGGGAACAAGATGGTCCCTAATTGTGTTGCAGAAGAAAATGAGTTGTTAGAAAACTGGGTGACCGACCTAATGCATAAGATCGGAGCCAAGACTATCAATAAGAATAAATACACTAAAGTTGCTCGTCACATCAAGAAAGAATTAGACTCAGGTAGGTATAAAGCAGGTTCTGCTGACTTTGCAGCTGCTGATACTGCCCGAAAGTTTGGACTGGATATCGATGTTAGAGTTCTTGCAAACATGATTAGGGAATTATAATGATTTCTTTTAAAAAATATCTTGAAGAAAAAAGATACGGCATGTATGATACCCTAGACCTTGATGAAGGTCCAGATGGTATTGCAGCGAAGTCAAAGAAGTCTGGTATATCATCGGACACTTTGCGTAAAGTATATAATAGAGGTGTTGCGGCATGGAAAACGGGTCACCGTCCAGGCACCACGCCACAACAATGGGGAATGGCAAGGGTTAACGCTTTCATCGTCAAGAAGAAGAAAGGCGGCCTAAACCATGACAAAGACTTAGCATAAAACTTAAAGGAATTTAGAACAAATGGCAAATCAAATTTTAGCGGGTGCGGTGTTTCATGCCGGTCAAGTAATTGCCGGTGTAGACGCAGACAACCCACCATACGTAGGACCACCTGCACAACTTATTCTTGGTAGTGAACAAGTAAATAAAGTGTTTTCATTTAGTACCAATGATCTTTCTGTGCTCCATGAAATAACAAACCCTTACGGTGACGGCAACTGGGGTGAAAATACCAGTCTTATCGGAAGAACATTATTTATCAGAGGCAACATAGGTCATGAGATAAATCCAAACGGAATGTCATATGTGGCATATAATGTAGATAATCTGAGTTCTCCACCTACAATTCCTTCGGGTGGATATAAGGTCTACAGCAACCTTGTGACTACTAACGATAAAGTGTTCGCAATCGTCTCACCAGATGGTAGTCATATTGGAAGAGAACTTGCTGAAATCGACCCTACTACTCTTGAAAAAATAAGTGTAATCCCAACCCCATCAGGCATCGCTAGTGAAAGTGGATACTTCGGCGGACCACCACTATTCGCACATGGTGGCAAGGTATATAAGGGAGATACTGATTATCAAGGAAGTCAAACCGGCACAAGTAACGGTAAAGTATTCGTCTTTGATGCAGCGGACGGAGCTCTTCTAAACACAATTAGTGCTCCGGGCCCATCATCAAACTACTCTGACATCGATCGTTTCGGTTCTAACCTATCAGTAAATGATTCTTGGTTAGCTATTACAGGATATACATCTAAGATTCCTGTGGGAAATCCATTGGTATCAAGAGGAAGCGTTCACGTTTATGATCAGAATGATCTCTCTGCATCTCCTGTAGAATTATTCGCAAATAACGATCAGGCTCTTCTTGGATCAGATGTAGAAGTTAGGGGCGATTTAGTATTTGCAGGTTCACGCGGTGAAGATGGTTCTGATGGTCGAGTTCATGTGTTTGATATGAGTACTGGCGGAACTCTAATTCACTCACTAGAGGCGTCTGATCAGTTCACTTCAGACAGCCCTAATTTGGGTTATTTTATTACATCAACATCCACTCATCTATTTGTTAACGCGCCGAATGCTAAAACTTCATCAACTTCGGATTTGAGAGGTGCAATTCATAAGTTCGACCTTAGCGACCTGTCTGCGGCCCCTGTTAGTATTTATGGTTCGGAACCATATGAGCTTTACATAACGGGACCTATGACTCATATGACGATAGCAGAACCACCAGCACCACCACCAGCACCACCAACGCCACTGTCAGCAAAATGGATTGTTGTTGGCGCACCATTTGATGATGATGGTGGTTCAAGTTCAGGCACAGCATTTGTATTTGATGCTACCGATCCTAGTGCCAGCCCCACTAAAATTATGGCATCTAATGCAGGTCAAGGCCAACAATTTGGTGAGTCTACAGCAGCGTTTGGTGATATGATTGTAGTTGGCGCCTCAGGGGCCAACGATAACAAAGGTGCTGTGTTTGTGTTTGATGCAACAGATCTATCTGCTGAACCAACAATGTTAGTTGCAAGTGATGGTGCTGTAGGTGATGTGTTTGGTTGTTCTGTAGCAGTGTCGGATAATTACATAGTAGTTGGTGCTAAGTACGACGATCCATATGGAGCTAGTTCTGGATCAGCATATGTGTTCGACGCGAATGATTTAAGTGCCCCTCATACAAAAATTACGGCAAACGATGGAGAATACAATGACAGATTTGGAGGAGCCGTATCAGTCAGTGGAAACTTCATAGTAGTTGGTGCTCAATTAGAGGATGACGAAGGTTCTTCAGCAGGTTCGGTGTATGTTTTCACAGCAGATAATCTAAGTGAAACGCCAACTAAATTAACACCAAGTGATCTAGACGCTGGCCACCAGTTTGGTACAAGTGTAGATACTGACGGTGTAACCATTGTAGTTGGAGCACCTAATTCCGACAACCAGTCGGGAGCGGCTTATGTGTTCGATGCAAGTAATTTAAGTTCAAGTCCTACTAAGCTTACACAAGGCAGTGGAGATCCAACTGATCTTGATGATCTATTTGGAAAATATGTATCAGTAGATGGTGATTATATAGTGATTGGTGCAACTCAAAACAATTCATCAGGAAGTAACACAGGATGTGTGTATGTGTTTGATACCAACAATTTAAGTGCACCACCTACAGAACTAAGTGCACCAGATTCTGTTCTTCAAGCGAAGTTTGGACATTCTGTATCAGTATATCGTGATGTCATAACAGTGGGTGTAAACAAAGACGATCATAATGGTCTTACATCCACTGGTGCCGCTTATGTGTTTGATGCGTCTAATTTAGGAACTGCACCAATCAAAATTGTAGGTGACCAAGATCTTGGTGATTGCTTCGGACGTAGTGTATCAGTAGGATAACATGAAAAGGTTTACTGAAATAAGAGAAGCAAGGCGGTCTGCACAAGACCGTCTAAAATAAGGAATAAATATGAGTAAGACTAAGAAACCACGCAACAAAAAGATGTCTCAAGAGAAACGAGAAAGGTTGCAGTCTACTAGTTCTGAAAATAATAAGTTTAACATGACGGGGTCGCAAGGCCCCAGTCTTAAATTAAATAATACAAACCGCGCTCCATCTAAGGTATTTCGAGGCGCATCAAGAGGAAGTTAAAGTGAAAGATTTTTTTGAACTAAGAGAATCCGCAAATAAAGATAAGTTTGTGGTGAAGTACGCAATGTCAAAGAAAGGACCTATTCGTACGATGCCGTTTCACCTATTGACATACGCCGAGAAATTCCTTGCCGATAAGGAAAAGGAAGGATACAAGGGTATCATTTCTAAAAACGGCAAACCTGTAAAGGAGTCAGTTGAACTTGATGAAGCCGCAGATTTTGAAAAGATATCTAATGAACTCTTGAAACATAAGAAAAAGGGTATTGAGTTCGAGAAGGCCGCTGCATTCGCACGTGTTATGTTTATGAATTCCTCTTTAAGTG